ATTTACCGCTGCCATGTAATTCTCCTAAATTCCAAATATCATTGCCATTGCTATTGTTTTACCAACACCAGAAGGCGAAAACTGCACTCCCCCTACTGTACCCTGACCCGGAGCTATTACCTGTGTTATAGGGCTTGTGTAAGTAACATATACGTTACTAGTCCCACTTGGCGGTGCGCTTGTGAATGTTATGGTGCTACCGCTTACTGTGAAGGCACTTGATGGGTTCTGTGGTACGTTCTCAATAGTTACCTGAACCTGTGCTACAGAAGCTACTGGTCTTGATAATGTAAATGCAGTCGCAGAGCCAGTGCCATTGAAATAATCAACGGCTGGGGTAAAGGCTTGTTGTGATGGTGTATTACCTAGGAAAGCCATGTTACACCGCGTTCAAGACTGAAACGACCACGTCTGCTGAGGTAGCCGCGCTACTCAACACCTTCAACGCATCTGCTGCTATAAGCACCACCCTATTGCCTTGCATGACTTCTAGCGACCCTCCTACTGGTACAGTCGCGGTCTTTACTAAATAATAATCAACCGCTGACCGAGTGAAGTACACATCTGTTGTTATAGGGGAAGTCGTAGTATTTGCTACCACTAAGCTAGTTATGGCTGCTGTTGTAGCTCCTGCTACTGTTACAAGGGTGGATGCGCTTGTCCCCACATTCTTTGCTACATAAGAGGTATTTGTATAGGTTGTCATGGTTTATCCCATCATTGTTGCTAAGAAATATGCAGGTTCGCTGACTATACCTGCGGTATTACCGTTAAGTTTCTGAATGGCTTGTAAAAGCGTATCTGTAGCTGCTACCGTTCCCGCGCCTGAAACATAACCAGTAATTACCTTGCCTATTACAGCTGAGTTAGTCAATGTTACTGCATTTCCTGTAGAGGTTGCTTCACCTGTTAAGTTAGCATTGGTTATAACCGTTGCAGCATTACCAACACTTGTTACTCCACCTGTTAGGTTGGCGTTAGTTGTTACTGTTGCAGCATTACCAGTTGTATTTTGATTCCAAGTAGGAATTGCACCAGCTATATCAGCGTATGCCAGACTTACTGTTCCTGTGTACCCATTAACGCTAGTTACTGCATCTGTGTTATCAATCTTCTGCCATGTAGCAGTACCAAATATAGCCCAGTCACCTATTGCCCAAGACGCTATACCGTCAAGATTAGTAGTTCCTGCGGTTGCGACTACATAATAATATCCTTGTGTTCCAACGCTAGAAGTAAGTGTCGGTACGTTAGTGGTAGCGTTCCATGTTCCTTGATACTTNAATGCGCCTAGTACAGCAGCAGGTAATTGAGCTGTCGGTACTGTTCCACCACCATCTAAAGTAGCTACACCAAGAGCAGCACCAGCAGTTAACAACGCAGCAGAACCTAGTCCAGTTATCTTGGAATTTGCTAGTGCTGTTATCCATGCTGGGTTTGAATATGAACCAGTTGTGTATACACCATCAGTTACAGCACCAGCTGTAAGACCAGAAGCAGTACCTGTTATATTAGTGCCTACGAAAGAAGCAGGAGTACCCAATGCTGTGGCATTACCAGCAGCATCAAGATTTACTGACTTTTCAGCAGGATAGGTTACAAATACGTCTTTAGTGCCAGCGGAGAAGTTAACCAACGCATTAGCGTTGCTGGAGGACAAGACTGTGTCGCGTGATAGTGTAGTGCCGGACAGGGTGTATGTACCTATGCCGACTTCCCATTCAGTGATTGTTTGGGCTACTATAGCGTAATAGGTAGTGTTCCCGTTGCCGACGGCAGCGAAAGATTGAAACCCAGTAGAAGCCCCAGCTAGTGTGAAAGTCCCTGTGCTAGATGTTGTACTTGTTTCTTTTACCCGATCTTGTAAGACGAGGGCCATTAAGCAATCCTAATAATCGCACTTGTAGAATCTGCTGTTGGGAATATAATTGTGAAGTCACCTGCGGTAGATGTTTTATCTCCACCAAAAGCAAGGATCGCAACACATTTATTACCTTGTGTGCTGTTATAAATCATAGCGCCATTAGCGGTAATAGTAGCCGCAGTCCAAGTAGAGTCTGTAAAATCTAGCCATGCTGTGGTGGTAGTTGATGTCGGAACCTGGGAGATAGCTAGTGTATTACCCCCCGCTGTGTATCCACCCGCAGTAGCAACTTCATTTGAAGTGGTGTACGCCGTTGTGGTTGCGCTTAATGTGGCGGAAGAAGTGTACAATGCGATCTTAAAAACATCCGCTGCTGTGCTCGCCCGTATAACGCCAACGCCAAAATTATGAAACCCATCGAGCATCTCGACCTTAAAACTTGTTGCCATTGCCTGTGTTATTGCCATGCTGTACTCCTATAATTAATTAACTGGAACCCTTGCTTGCCCGCTGCGGTATGCATCGCGCCTATTCTTACCATCGCCCAACGTCTTCAATAATGCAAGTGCTTCATCGTACCGTTTCTGATANCCAGCAATTACATCTGCCTCACCCTTCATGTAAGTATACGCTTCCAACAACGAGCCATATAGTAGGACAGAGTCAAAACGATCCCCCAACCATGTAGTACCAGCAGTAACAATGCTCTCTGGATAATAGTAATAATGTAGTTCCATGCTGTACGCAGCGTCTGGAGTAGGCCCCAGAATAAACGTGTCTTGGTCAAATTGCGCATAGTATTGCGGTACTCCATAAAATGCAGCATCTGTATCTGGAAAAGACTCACGTATAAAATTAACATCCTTATCCAATAAATACGTATATTCATTACCCGCACTAACAGCCGCCAGTGAAAAAGTAGCCAACCAATCTGAGGGGCAAGTCAAGTATTTATTACCTGATGTGACAGCGCCCGTCACGTTCTTCCTTATTGCTGGAAGCTGGATTGCATTATATACGCGCTGCTCTGTCTGCTGTATGAACGTGTTAATGTCCGCCACAGCGAACTCATTCTCCACATAGCTTTGGATCTCGTCAACTAGCTGCGTATAGTTCATCTCAACCCTTACTGGCTATTCTTGCTGTACTTATTACCCGTAGTCGCAGCGCCTGTACCACGCTTAGTCTTTGTTTGGGTATTCGGTACATTGTTTGGGTATCCTGAGGTTGCAGGCGTAGGTACCTTTTGTGGCTGCTTATATTCGCTCATGGTTTAACCCTTTCTTTGGTTCATTACACGAGCCATACCGCGCCCCATCTGCTTCATAGCCAGTGAGGTAACTCCAGCAGAGCCTTTTCCGCCCTTTTGTACAGGCAGTTTAGCGCCGTCATTGCCTAGATTCTTACCTTTAGTCTTACCCTTGCTCTCACATCCGTTGCCTTTTGCCATGCTATTCTCCTAGCTTGTTGTTACTGTTACGGTGCCAACTGCACCAGTGCCTACTAAATCATTTACTTCTAACCCAAGCGGGTCGTTCAAACCAACAGGGTTCCACCCCCACTGAATTATCCGACTGCCTCCGTCACCACCAGGCCCCGACTCATAATACCCTAATTCCGCCCGGGGGTCTCTAATAGCCTGTGGATCATTTACTGGATACATTCCCAACAATAGTTGCGGTTGGTCGGGCTCCCAACAATCTGGGCACACCAGTAAGTTCACGTTCTTGGCTTTTATAACCAGCTTCTTCAGCTGCTTTAACTTATACCTAAAACCACAACGGTCGCACGACGCAATTGCCTTCTTGCCAGAAGCATATTGGCTTCCCATTTAGAAGAACTGCTGGCGCGGTACCGCGCGTAGGGGTGCCTTTTCCCTGTCCTCTTCCGATGCAAGCTGGAACTGCTGTTCGTAGTCTGCTTTTAGCATCTGCATTCTTGGCATCCCTTCGGGGAGTTTCATGCTTAAATAGTAGGCCAGCCCCGCTACCATCGCTGGTAGAAACCTAAAGGGGATGTCCTGAGTAGTGGTACCGTTGCCAGCATCCTGAATCCTGCGCAATCTCCAGTATACTAATGTGTAAGTGGTGGAGCTGTCAGGTTTTGGCCAAACTGTAACGGTAGGTGATTGTACCACAGCAGTAGCTGAAGTCGCACCTGATTGTCTGTTTATGTAGATTTGAATCGGCCTCCCCTGTGCATTCTTATTAGGGATGGTGGCGTATGTTGACACGCTGATGCGTGAGATGTTGATGTCTTGTTGGTTTGTCCCTGTCCCTGTGCGCACTACGTGGTCAAGNANGTCNATGGTNTCTACAGGTAGGTTATATGTGCCTGTGCCTGAAACTAAGGGGATNCTGCCTTCTTCAACAGTCCATAATTCTATCCCCCGGTTTGCCCACTCAATCGTCAACAAATTCAAAGACCTACGTGCTGTCCGTAAGTCATAACCAGAGCGCAATTCTGCTCCGCAGCGTTCGAAAGCTTCTTCGACGAGATTGTTTAGGTCTAGATTAAATACCGCTGTGCTGGTTGTTGGCATTATTTAACGCTTCTGTAAGGTTTTACTTTTTGTTTAATTGATTTAGGTTGAGCCACAAACTGCTTACCTTTAGCTTTACCTTCTCTTTTAGCCTTCGTTGTAGCAGCATATTCTTGAGGGCTTAATGCTTTAATTGCCTTTTCTGGTAGNTATCTTTCACCTGTTTCGCTAGACTTTTTACCGGATTTAGTTGCCCACTTTTGCTCGCCCCATGCTTTAAGCGAACGCTGTGGTTTAGCTAATGCACTCACTTATACCCACCACCGGCGGCTTTATATTTCTTAGCCACAAGCTGTGCCTTACGTGCTGACCATTGACCTGCGCCCGTACCATGCGTTGCAGCAGCTTTTACTTGCGCTACTATGCTTTTTCTAATCGTTGGTTTGGTGTAGTTACCGGCTGCATTTACGCTACCACCTTCTTTTTTACCTAATTTCTTGTTTGCTTTACCTACGCGACCAAAGTCTACTTCTGCTTTAACAAGCTTATCTAGGGGGCCTACAGCACCTCCTTCGGCCTTTTTCTTAGCGCCAGGTACCTTGGTAGGATTAATACATCCCATGCCCCTAGAAGCCCTCATTATACAAATCTTCCTTTAGTTTTACCACGTACTTCTATACCACCGCCTCTGGAAAACTTCTTAGGTGCTTTAACCTTACCACCTTTTTTTAGTCCTGTGCTTTCTTGCTCGCTTGTACCCATAATGTCAGTTGGAGACCCCGGGCCATATAGTGTCTTTGTGCGTGGAAGTCTATCTTCAACAGGCATTCTATACTTACCAGGAGGAGCCCCGAAGGGCATTCCTTCAGTTTCCTTCCTTGATTCATAGGGCATAGAGTCATCCTGCCCCGTTGCGACCTGTACAACGGGGGTAGGTTTGTCTAGATCGTATAACGCACTTCTTTTAAGTGAAGGCCGCCCGTCGCCTTTATATCCGGTGTGCACGCGTAGATCCCTTTGATCGTAGTCTCTCTCTGTAGCACTGCGGTCATCGTCGCCAATTGGGTGCCGCATCCCCCCTTTCATGCGGTCGCGCATGCGTTTGTTTGCTCTCTCTTCTAAAGCAATCTCTTCCGCGTTAGTGACTTTGGGTTTGTCCTTGGCAGCCATTATACAAATCTTCCTTTAGTTTTACCTCTGGACTCAATACCGCCACCTTTTGCGTATCCTTTGCTGTATCCCTTAGACAGAGCAGTTACTTTTTCTGACATGTTGGTGAGGCCGACGTTGCCGCCCTTTTTCATCTTGATGCATCCACCCTTCTTTTTACCATTAACTGCTGACTGATCGTCAAACATGTTCATTCCTTCGTCACGAAGGCGCACGCGATCTGCTTCTTCTTTCGCCGCAGGCGATGCAGGCTTTACTACAACTTCTGTCTTCTTAATCACCGCCACTGGCTTAGGTGTTGCCTTTACTACTGACTCGTTGGTGCCGCTATAGCACTTAACCTTACCGCCCTTTTTCATTCCGCGATGCACAGGCATAGCCTTCTCCATCTTCTCGCCCTTGGCGTACTGCGCTGGGGTGATCTTGCCGGACTTAATAGCCTTGGCTTCTTTCATTTCTTCTTTAGGATCGTCTTTACCCTTGAAAAGATTCTTTATTTTACTAAACACAGGACCACCTCCATT